GCCTGCGGAGATTTCTTTTTGGCTTAATTTCTGCAGCTCGGCGCGACTAAGTTTCGCGTCTTTCCGGGCTTCATGCATTTTAGTGAACGGCGGAAGTATCCCCAAGCTGCCGATCCAATCCGCTGCCGCAATAAATGGATCAGTCGCCCACACGGCAGTCGCTCCATAAGTAGCGGCCTCCGGGATCACTTCGGTGACAAGGCTTTTTACCGCTGTCCCAACCTGCTTTAAAAACGGATCTTCTCCAACGCGCTCTTTGTGCTCGTCCCAGGCACCCATCTCGGCCCATTCAATAAACGCTTGCTCGCCTTTGTGAAGGACGGTGTCGAGGTCGCTGAAATACAGCTCGCCGCGCTTTGTCTTTTTAAGGTCAAAATCAATAAACCCTCTGTTGAAGTAGGTTCTGATGTCTTCCTTGTCGCCCGGCTCCTCTTCGGGAAAGCTGCCCAAGTTGATCTCAAACTGGCCTTTCTGAGTGGGGGCCAAGTCAGGTCCGATCAGCCCAGACTCAAAGTCGAGGCGCGCATCTGCCTGAACCGAAGGGGAGAGCCCCCGCTCGGCCATGGTCTGCTCAAACAGGGCATTCGTCTTGCTCCTGGTGACTTCCGCCTTTCGGTCTAGAAACCGCTTTCTTTGCGCTTCCCGGTCAGCCTGATCGGCTTTTGCCTTTGCGGCCTCTTCCTCCTCTTTCGCCGCAGCCGCTTGGGCCAGCATAAATGGTGATGGCATACGTCAGAAAATTTAAGGCATTGCTCAAGGGATGCGGAAGAACTTGTTGGGCGCGGTGGGATCCTTCATTAACGTGCCAGAAGGCGGAAAATTGTCGCTGAAATGGGACAAGTCAATCGGCTGATTGGTGTGAGGGCTGGTTAGCACAAACGGATTGTTGCTCGGCAAAGCTGCAGGATGAGTTGCTGCCGCCCCCGGCCCTGGGGGAACGGGAGCCTGCGGATTGCTATAACCCTCAAGTCGAGCCCCCAACCCTTCGGCGCGCATTCTCCCTTCTCCCGGAACGCTAGTGTCATGCCTGCTGGGTTTCTGCCCTGGCCTGCGGTAATCAGCAAACGCGGCATCCGGGTCTATCCCTTCGCCTTCCAAAGCGGATCTTATCTCTTCGTCAGTAAGAATCCGGTTGGTGTCGTAGTAGTCGCCTACCGATCTTTCGATCTCTGCTACACCCAGCCCTTGGTGCCGAAGTTTTCTTGTAAGCCTCGCAACCTCGATTTCGCGCTTCAAGAACTTCAACTGATGCTGAAGCAGTCTCTGGTTAGCTAAGGGTTCTTTGTCGATCCCTGGAGAAATCAAGGCAAAGAATGCCATTTCCTTTTCAGAAACAGCTCCCTTGGTTTTCTGGATCTGAGCCATAATCCCGTCACCAAGCAGCGAGTAAAGCTGTTGAGCGTTGGCAACCGACAGCTTGGCGTTATCAATGCCAAGCACAGACCCCAGCCTCTCAAACTTCATTTTCATTGACGCGCCAAGCCCGGTATAGACTGGGTCTTCCCGGTCGCTTCCTTTCAGCAGGTTTAGCGCTTCCACATAATTGGAAGCCAGAACCTCTTTGTCATGGACCGTCTCAAGTCTTTCTTGCTGCGTTTTCTGGTCAAAGGCGAGGCGAGAGCTTTGCTCTTGGAAAGTTAGCTGTTCTGCCGGAGTGGCATACATCCTCGTTTTTTCGCCAACCGCCAAGGGAATAAATGAAGTGCCTGCCATGCCGGTCTGAGGGATGTTGTCTATGGTTAAGACTTCCACTTGTTTGCCCTCGATAGGCACAGACTTGCTGCCATACTTCACATCGCCTTGCTGCGAGTTCAGCTCCTGCAGATACGCTGCAGCCCTCATCTGGCCAGTAGGTCCGGTGGGCTGTTTTGGCGGCAGCACACCGCCCGTTCCTCCGCCCAGGTCAGTGCTCGGTTGAGCAGGCTGGATCTCGCCTGGAATGATCGGAGCCAGTGGAGGCTGCTCGGTTAGAATCTCTTGAATCTTCTTGAGCTTGGAATCCGGCAAAAGATCCTCGGCGCCCACCTTGATCTCCATTCCAGGGTACTGTTGAAGGCCATGTTCCTCCTGCAACTCTTCCACTAGTCCCTGGCCATACGCCTTTGCCTCTTCAAATTCCAAGAGCAGGGCAGCGTTCGTAGACTGTTTCTCCTCCTGTTTCTGTTGCCAGCCAGCCGGATCAGTCATGGCTTGTATCCGATCTCTCATTCGCGCAACTAGCCCCTGCTGGTTGCCTTTGAATTCTAGTAGGTCAGATTCAGCTTTAAAACTTGCCTCCGGCAGGGCTGCTCTCATGCCTGCTTCAGCAACCAAGGCTGGTCGCGTAATCCCATGTACGTCTGCATCTCTTGCCCCGGCGGCTTGCTTCAGCTCCATTTCGGTCTTCGTCCAGTGGTCATCAATGCCCTGGTTGAACCCTGCCGCCCTTGCTGCCGCTTCGCGGGGGCTGAGATCCGAGTTGGATAGCGTGTCGATCCCGTGCTGAAGCATTTTGCCGAGTGGGCTCCCTTCAGGCACGGTTTTTTTCAGCAACTCCAAGCGCGAGGTCGTCGCAGTAACCTCCTTCTCATGTTGCTTTCGCTGCTTGATGCCAGCTCCTACGCCGGATCCCAGCGCGGCAATTCCTTGCCCTAGCGCAGAGGCCCCTTGCATGGAGCCCCGCAGGATTCCGCTGGTATCTGCACGGCCTAGCTCCGGCCTAACTGTATCTCCAAATCTAGCCATGTTACGACTTTCTCCCTCCAAACATATTTCCTAGCCCTTGCAGCGCGCCTCCCCAAATTGCCCCTTCGCGGGCCGCTTGAGCGCCAAAGACGTTCGCGTCGTATTCCATCGTCTGCCCGCGCTGCTGTAGCCCCAGGTTGATGCCAGCGTCCGGGCTGAATGTGTCCGGCGTGGACTCAGCCGCAGCTCCTTTTGCCGCTTGAGCAGTCTGGAAGTTGTAGGGAACCGACTGGGCTGGTCTGCCCAAGACCGCTTGCATCGGATCCGCGCCGGAATGAGACAGCATGCCGTAAAGGCTTTGCCCGGCTCCCATTGCCTCGGCTCGGTTCTGGCGCTGGTATTCTTCTCGGCCCAGCGCCTCGGCAAAAATGCTGGCGTTGTCCATTTCGCGTCCCCGGGCTCCGAAAGCCTCTCTGGTGCTTTGCTGGGCCATCCGGCGCTGCTGCGGGGTAATCCTTTGAGCGCGCCCGTATAGTTCATCTGTGAGCCCTTGCTGCTGCTCAATCAGCCGGGCTCTCGCCGGGTCGGACTGGCGGATCGCGTCCACAGCTTGGGCGCCGTAGCGCTCAACGTCTTCGATATCTGCAGCTCGCTGGGCGCTGGCGGTTGTCGCTCGCATTCGCTCTGTGATGGGCGCCGCTTGCTCGTAAAGGGCCAAAAGCCCTTCCTGATCCTCGGTGCCAAAAAAGGCCATCTGCTGCCGAAGCAACTCGTTCTGAACGTATTCCGGCCCATATCTGCGCTCGGCATCGATTAGTCTCTGCTGGAAAATAGGATCCGTAATTCCGGCTCCTTTTTCCCAATCTTCTCCAAAAAGAAACTTTCCGGCGCTTTCGTTGGGATCGAGAGGCGGTTGCGCTGCGGGTGGATCACTTTTTTTTCCCATTTCTCTGCAGTATTTTAACTAGGAGTCGTTGATCGTATTCTACAGCCTGGGGTCCATCCTCTCTTTCCCTGCATGAAAACAGTTTTTCCCGGATCACTTCCGGCTGGCGGTTGATTAGCTCTAAAGCCAAATTCCGGAGGGCCGGGCCTTTCGCCCAACAAAAGGCCAAAAAATAGCAGTTCCCTGTAGGGTCGTCCGGCGTCCAGTTGACGATGTCCTGCCAAGTCCACTTGTCATTGCACCGGTACCACATCAGGAGGCCGTCCACCTCCCCTTTGGTTGTGTGGTAAATCAGGGTTTTCTTGCAAAAGTGGTAAGCGATTAAAGTTCTCGTAACTTCTTCGGAAAAGTGCGCCAGGACTTCTTTGTTTTTCTCGCTAGACGTTGTGAACTCGTAAAGCTGCGAAAACAGCCATTGAGTGCGGGGCGGCAGTTCTCCTTTTTGAATCCATGCCGCAACGTGACCTGCTTGGAGCATTTAGGCAAGGGTGCCGAATACTACAAAATTGAAGTCGTAAGCGGACACATATGTGTGTGGCCAATGGATTTGAAACTGCGACCCGCTCACAATTTCTGGTTTTGGATGGGACCAGCCCCCAGACCAGTAGGTTGCTGCGTCTTGGAAGGGAGTGGTTATGACCACATAGTTGTCGGCCAGACTCGCGGCCAAGTTGAAAGTAAATAGACCTGATGACTCACTGACAAAACTGCATCCGTACAAGGCCAAGTCGGATGCGTCAGGGCTAGTGGTTCCATCGGAGCTGAACTGGCCCCATGCCCTCGGCAGCGGAAGGTAAGTCATCAGCTTTAAAGAATTTAAAACCCCGTTATTGGAAAGCAAAACCTCGTCCTGGGTCAAGTGAGGGACCGCCGTCAGTTCAGGTTGAGCCGAGATGAGGGTTGCCGACAGGTGACCCGCGTCAATACTTCCATCAACGTATTGGGCCGAGTCGATGGAGTTTGCCGCCATCTTGGCATTTGTAATGCCTCCAGCAAGTTTTGCGACCGTCACCTCGCCGTCTTTAATCTTTGCAGTCCGGACGGCATCGTCTTTCAACTGAGCGTGGTCAATCCCCCCGCTCTTAACAATAATCGCTTCGCTTGATCTTGCGGTTGTAACCCCATCGACCGCAGCGTCGGTGAACTTGAGATTCGTCTGAGCGAGGTTCAGCTTCTCAAAAGTTACCTGTTCATCTTCGGTGAAGGTTTCGCCTGCCGTGAATTGATTTGCCATCGTTCTATGTTGTTGAGGTTGGTTTGTTGAAAGTGGAGGTTGCCCTGACTCCGACTGCTCTCAGTTCCGGGCGCCCGGCGCTTGGCGTCCAATCGATTTGGGCCGCGTAGCCTCGCGGATTTCCGGCCCTGGCGCGGATTGAGGCGCCTTCGCCTTGCGAGAGATAGCCGCCTAGTCGCTCCGAGAGCGTTCCAAGAGTGACCGTTTCGTCCGGATCTTCGGTGATGATCTTCAAGGTGCCTTCGGAGGCATGCTCGGAGTCGCTGGCAATGTGAGCCTCAACGTGATTGAAGCGTTTGCGCTCAATCGTCCCGTGCGTGTAAGCCCTGGTTCGCAGCTGCGAGGCGACCGGGTAGACTGAGGTGGCGCTGGCCCCGCTTGATGATGCGATCTGGTCATCCGGAACTCCCGTGCGTGTAATCTTGTGGACTCCACCCTCCTCGGTCACGGCGTACAGCTCGTTAATCTTTCCGGACCTGGCCGGGATCAGATCCACGATGCCCCAGGTGTCAGACCCGGTAGTGTCGATGCTCTCCCAGCCGTTATTCAGATAGCTGTAGATGTATAGCTCGTTGTTGACCGTGCTGTTGCCGGTCGGAACCGCCAGCCAGTAACGATTATCGTGATACACGGCCACCGCGCCATCCGCGTATTCGCCGTTGATGCGCTTGATGTCCGGCTCAATCGCCTCGCTTAAAGGTTGTTCAGTTCCGCGCAAATTCAGCGCATCAAGAAAGCTGATTGCGTAGACACCGGCATCGGAGAGGAACAAAATTTGGTTCGCGTAGGTGACAATACTCTTCCGCGCTACGCACCCGATCTCGTCGGTGAGCAGGTTTGTGGCCAGGTCAGTTAAACTTCCGGAACAGCCGCGCACTTGGTGAATCGAGTTGCGGTTAAACACAACCAGCCGGTCGTCATCAAAAGGTTGCGCCCCTACAATAAAGTCTGAGGTGCCTGCGGTAATCTTGAGCTGGTTTTGGACCGGATCAAACGTCTGGTGATCCATGAGATCGCTGACCACCAATTCATCATATATTGCCGGGCTGCGCCGGGAAGGTGAAGCTGCGCTGTCATGGGTATACGGACACCACACTCGGCGCTGGTGATACGTTCCCCAGGCTACTGCCGGAGGATGTATGTACCCGCCACCGACACTTACTCGCCTCCGAAGCTTGATTGCGCCCGATCCGGCCGCTTTTACGTCAGCATAAAAGTTGAACGCATTTACAGAGGTCTTAGTGATTGTCACTTCAGACCCGGTGACCAGTCCGGAACTTCCTCCATCTGTCACCGTCAGCTTTTGCCCAGACTCAAACCCATGTCCGGTGGCGGTTACGGCCACTAACCCTTTAGCCGAGACCGTGACGGTAGGGTTGATCTCGTCGGCGGTTGTATACGTCCCCGACGATACCTTTCTAAAGGAAGGCGCAGTTGCGTCAGATCCGCCAAACCCATAAGTCCCGTCATCGGGATCAAATTGCATCGTCGTTTGACCATCTACCCGAAGCATGACCAGGCCAAATTCCTGCTGCACCTGGGCATCGCTGCCCACCGTGACTCCTGATTGGTAAGCAATCGTAGTTTTGACCAAGGTGTCGAGCTTCACCGCAGTGGCCCCGCCATTGTTGGCGATTATTATGTAGTCTTCGTTGTCGCTGGCCGGATTACTGAACCGGCAAGCGCCGTAGATCGCGTTTACTCCACCGGAGAGCTTGAAAGATCCAACCACTTCGTCATCGGAAACGTCAAAAGTCTCGTTACTTGCAACCAGGGGGAAGGTGAAATGAGTGGAATCAACGTAGGTGGCTATTCGATTCCCGGTGGGATCTGCGGTTTTCCCGGCAAACGTGCCAGAGATGTTCACCAGCACCTTCATGCCAGGGTTGGAGCCGATCCAGTCGGCGGCAGTTGTGACCGTGACTACGTTGGACGAAAGCGCAGCCGCCGTGATGTCCACGCTTCCAATCAAAAACAGCGCTCCCTGGTCCTCATCGCCGGTCGCCTTTAGTGTCGGCAGAATTGTGGTGGTAACCAGGGTGCCGGAGACGTTTTTGTAGCCCTCGCGGACCTTGGCTGCGCCAGCCTCGTCAAACCGCATGTTCTTGGAAATCGCTACATCGCCTTCTTTCAGCTGGGAAGGACGCAAGCGAGATACCAGAGCGCGGAAACCCGCATCCCCGTCACCAAGAACCGGGCTGTCGAGCTGAGACGGCATTTATCGAAAGTATGCCAAGACGGCCCCAGAGCTGAGAGTGATCTGGGCGAAGTCGCCATAGATCGTCTGCCCGGAGTCGATAGTAATTGTCGCGTCAAAATCGGTGATATTGGAAGTCGTCCCCGAATTGTTGATTACCGCCGCTGCGCCATTCACGGCCTGAATAGCCATGAAGGTTCCTTCGGAATGCCCCGCAGTATCGTTAATGAAGACCGATCCATTTCCGCCGGTCAGACTGTAAGCTACTTGTCCTTGAGCCATGCGGATATCATGCCAGAGACAGTCCGAACTATTTCAGTGGGTTTCTTGCCGCCCTCTCCCTTTTTTGAACCTCGTCCTGCAGAATCCGCATCATTTCAGGAGTCGGCCCGGCTACCCTTGCTGTCGGCAAAGGCGCGTTTCGACTAGGGTCGAGAAAAGGTTGCCCTGCTTTATTTGCGGCGGCAGCGGCCTTCTCTCTTTTTCTTCTCAAGATTTCCGCTTGAATCCTGCGCTCGGCTTCCACGTTGTCAAAGTGATCGCCAAACAATCCAGCCAGTGCGCTGGTTATGCCGTAGCCCGTTTTTACGGGATCCGCAAAGCCTTTCAAAAACCGTTCCCCAGGCTGTTCATGAGCCATTTTCTGAACGCTCTCAGCCGCTTCTTTTCTGACTTTGGGAGAAACTAACGATCCCGCTTCAATTCCGGTGAGCAGAACCTCAAAAGGGCTAAATCGCCGGAGGAGCTTCATTGCTCTTTTTCCTACCGCTGCATCAAACTGCGCGGCCTTTCCGGGCGGTCTCCCTCCTGGCTTCTTGGTCGGTGGCGGGTTTTTTTGTTGCCTAGCTTCTAAGCGGTCAGCCATCAACTCGCCGGTAGTCGCGGCTCCTAGAAGGATCTCCCCCAAATCGCCTTCGTTTAACAGCTCGCCGGGCCTTTCGTTAGGCTCAGACATTAGAGACTGCTGGTCTGCCGGGCCTGGTCGCTGCCGTGCGTCCGGATCCGTTGGTTTACAAATTGATTCGCCCGGTTGCGGTCAACTCTCTCCAGCTCGACTTGGAGTGCCTTGGCCGCTCTCGCTTCGGTGGCCAGGGATTTCTCTACAAACCCGTCCGAGGCCAGCATGTCGGCGTAGACTCCCAGAGCGATGTAATCCTTCCACTCCATCGGAATTGTGGTCGTATCGTCGGTTTCGTCACCGTAAACCTCGGTCAGCCTGCGCTTGTAGGTCACGTAGGCGGTGGGCAGCTTGATTGTGGCCGCTGCGATACTTACCGAAGACGGCGCCACCGACTCCGAGAAGCTGAAATCTGTCGATCCGTCCGTTCCATAACGCACGTTGGTGATGGTGTGCGTTGCGTTGAGCGCTGCGTCTATCGTCGTCGAATTCGTTACAATCCCGGCCAGCTCAATCGTGCCGCCGCTGATCCCGTCCATCGATGTGGCCACCCGGATTGTCCAGTTTGGATTGGAGCCCTGCCACAGTGTCGCTGCGGTTTCTTGGCCGTAGATCACCTTGTAGCCCACCAGCTCGGCGCCATCGCGGCCCATGAACGTCTCATACTCCCTCACGGAGTTGAGCGCATAGGGGCTGTTCTTGTGGACGCGCAGGACAGTATCGATGTCTCCGGCCTTTGCGTTGTCCGGGGAGGCATGCTCGGAGGTGTAGCCCACAAAAGGAACATACATCCTGGCGCTGTCCACATCGTTGACAACCCGATCTTCCCCGGCGACCAGGAACTGATCCCAGATATCGCTCTCCCGGTAGGCCGACCGGGCTCGGGCGTTGACCAGGTGCCTCACGCGAGTCTTCTCAATGTCGATGAGATTAGCGCCGTGATAGCTTTCGATTAAGGAAAGCAGGTTAGCGTAAGTCTCGGTCTGCGACATCAGGAGTTGGATTTAAGGTGTGGATTCCTCTTCAGGTAGTCGCGGGTAAATTCTTCGTCCTCCCAGCACCCTGGCCGGGAAGTGGCGAAGGCAAAGTATTCTTCAGCCGGTATCTCGGCCTTGTGGCACATCATGCCCTGCTTTTTGAACCGCAAATCCTCTTGCATGGATCGGGCCGTGGCCGCAGCGGCCTGGTTTGTTTTCCTCTCGTTAGCGGCCAGCTTTTCCGCCTGCGACTGCACCGCCGCATGCATGTTGCGGTATAGACCCTCTATGTTCAGGTCTTCGTCCCGCGTGTCCTTCAACGCTTCCTGCTGCCGCATGAATGCATCGCGCCGGTCGAGCAATTGCCCTCCCCGGCGAAGCTCACCCTCTTGGGCTCGCGTCAGATTCTCGACAACCTCAATCATCGTAAAAAGGCGCCCCGGCCAGGGCTATAAGAGGTAGGTGTATTCCTGGCCGGGGCGCTTGGTTGGACGAACCAAATTTACGCTTCGGGATTGAGCCGCTTCATGTCCACCCACAAGCGAACTTTGCCCTGAGTCATGTCAGACAAAGCACCTGAGTTCAGAGTGAAGAGGCAATCAATCGTGTCGGCTGACGTGTAGATCTTGCCCTGCTGCTCACTGTCGGTGCTGCCACCGTCGATATACGCTCCCGTCCCGTTCGCGTAAGTGATGGTGGACCCGTCATCGGTGTGAATCTGGGTCGCGGCAAGGAAACCATTGTCATCAGACCCGTCTCCCATGATTACCGTCAAACTAGCACCAACTCCATCAAACTCTTCCTCGTTATAGAGGCCAACAGCACGGACAATCCCGCCAGCCGGAATCGGTATGGTGAACGTCTGAGTCGTTCCGCTTGCAGTGAGGTCACCGTGCTTCACGATCAGCACATCGGAGTATCCGTTGCTTATCTCGTTATTTGCTACTCTAGCCATTATCGTAGTTCCTTTCGTTCGTTAAGAGTTAGCTGCGGACTTCATCGATAGAAGCGTGGGCGCGAGGATCGTGACAGGCCAGGGTGGCCCAGGTCTCACAGTAACCTCTGGCACCGCCGCCTTGGTCTTCCAGTGACACTTGCTTGGCCGGAATCAGGGTCGCCAGAGAGGCGTGATCCAGGTTAACGGCCAGAGCGCGGTCATGGTTTGTAGTATCAGGGCTGCAGTCCGGATTGCTGTTTGCAATCTTAATGCTACCGAAGTCCGAATCATACAGACTCACTGATAGTGTAACTGTCTTACCGGTTCCGTTAACGGAGTAACGGGTAGCGGTCCCGGAGTGAGCTGCACGCATGAAGTTGGCGATGGAATCGCGAACCTGGGTGTCAGCCACCAGGGTGACGTTGTTCAGATTTCCGCTCACGTTGAACATCGAAGCAAGAGCCGCCGAGAGCTTGGCCTCGGTGACCGCCGCGTTGGACATGGTGACGACTTGCGCTGCCGGAGTCCGGTAGGCAGTGGGGACATCCGAAGGGCCAGACGAGTCGAGCCAGTCGTTGAATCCGCGCATGACAGCAGCGGCAGAGCCGGAGCCGGTCGTCTTGTCGTTAGCAGAATAAACTGCCGCCTCAAGATCACGCTTCAGCTCACGCAAACATTTAACTTTCGC